GTGCAGATCGTCGGTGTGGCGCAGGATCAGATCAAGCGGAACACGATGCCGCTGTTCAACGTCCTTATCCCGCCGGAGACGAAGCGGAAGTACGGGATTCAGGTCGGCAAGCTCGACGTGTGGGCTCGTACAGACACGGCTCACATTGAGGCGTCGACGTCGTCCGCACTGTCGATTGAGGGTCCGCGTCCGACGCGGGTGATCCGCAATGAGACGCAGAACTGGATCGAAGCCAACGACGGGCACACCCTCGCGGGGACGATCGAGGGCAACCTGGCGAAGGACTCGACGGGCGCCGCCCGGCAGTTGGACATCTGCAACGCGTACCGCGACGGTGAGGACTCGGTCGGGCAGCGTGCCCGTGAGGCGTACAACGCGACCGTGGGCACCCGCTGCAAGGCTCACGCGGGTCTTGCGGACTGGCCGGCGTGTCTGGACTGTCAGCCGCCCAAGGCGGTCGAGTTCGGGATGCTTTACGACTCGCTGGAGGCTCCCCCCGAGGCCCCGTTGAGCCTCGAGGATGCGCCGTCAGTGGTTGAGGCGATCCGCGGCGACTCGGTGTGGCTGAACACCCGACGCATCTTGAACTCGATCAAGAACCCCACGAACTCGGCGAATGAGAGCCGGCGCAAGTGGTACAACCAGATCAACGCGACCGAGGACGCCTGGTGCGACCCGAAGGACGTTGCTGCGGGCAAACGCGACTTCGGCCTCGATGATGGCGACAAGGTCGTCATGTTCGGTGACGGGTCGAAGTCGGATGACGCGACTGGCCTTATCGCGGTGCGGATCTCGGACGGTCACGCCCAGGTGTTGCACGTGCAGCAGCCGAAGAAGGGTCAGATCGTCAACCGTGACGCCGTCGACCTCGCGGTCAAGGCCGCGTTCGAGAAGTTCAAGGTGCTGGTGTTCTGGTTCGACCCGAGCCACTTGAAGGACGACGACGCGGACGAAGACAACCGGTTCTGGTGGCCGCTGGTTGACGAGTGGTCGAAGCGGTACGGCAAGCGGCTCAAGTGCTGGCCGGTGAAGTCCGGTACGCGCACTCACGCGGTCGCGTTCGATATGGCCCTTGAGGTCAACCAGAAGACGTTCGTTGAGGGCGCCGACCAGTGCCTGACCGAACTGGACGATGCACACAAGGACCCGACGAACGCAGTCGTGACGTTCAAGGCGTCGTCGTGGCTCGAGGATCACCTGACGAACGCGAAGGCCGCACCGGGCAGGTACGGCACGAGCATTCGCAAGGATAATCGCGAGTCCCGTCACAAAATCGATTTGGCGGTCTGTCTGATCGGCGGCCGGATGCTGCGCCGCATCTACCTGCTCAGCACCAAGCAAGGCACGCCCGGCAAGGGCAGAGCGATCCTGTTGGACTGAGAAGGGGTGCCCGGTGGCCGGTAACGCCTTGACTCCACTGTTTGCGGCTCCGTCTGCTGCGATCCCCTCTCTGCCGTCGCTCGGGCTGTCCGATGACGAGCAGGGTGCAGCGAACTGGCTAGGTATGCGGCTGTTCGAACAGCGTCCCTACCTCGAGCTGCGGGGCTTGTACTACGACGGCATGCAGAAGATGCAGGATCTTGGCATCAGCATCCCGCCGTCGCTGGTTGGCCTGCGGACGGTCGTCGGCTGGCCCATGATCGGTATCGACGCCCTCGACAACCGTTGTGTCATTGAGGGGTTCCGCTTCCCGGGCGCGACGGATGTTGACGACGACCTGCAGGGCATCTGGCAGGCGAACAAGCTCGATGGCGAGTCGCGACTGACCCACCTCGATGCCCTGGTCTATGGGCGGGCGTACAACATTGTCGGCCCGGGTGACGATACGACCAACGGGCAGCCGCTCATCACGTCTGAGTCGCCGCTGAACATGATCGCGACGTATGACGCACGGATGCGGCGCGTTTCGGCTGCCTTGCAGATCTACCTGGACACCGACTTCACGTCGGACATGTACGGCCAGGAGGTCGCGGCGCTGTACCTGCCGGACAAGACGATCTACATGGCTCGCTCGTCGAGCACTGGCAACCCGGCTGCGGTGAAGTGGGACATTGTCGAGCGTGACGACCACCGTCTGGGTCGTGTGCCGGTGATTCGGATGGCGAACCGTCAGCGGCTGTCCAACCGTGACGGGCTGTCGGAGATCAACGCGGCGTGGATGAACACGGTCGACTCTGCCTGCCGGACCATGCTGGGCATGGAGGTCGGCCGCGAGTTCTTCTCGGCACCACGGCGGTACGCGCTGGGTCTGACTGAGGAGTCGTTCCAGAAGGCTGACGGTTCGGCTGTGACGGCGTGGGACACCTACCTGCACAAGGTGTGGATGGTCGAGCGCGACTCCGACGGGAACCTTCCGACGATCGGGGAGTTCGCGGCAAACGATCCTTCGGTTCACACGAAGTTGATGGATGAGTACGCCCAGATCATGTCCGGGAACATGGGCGTGCCGCCTCACTTCCTGGGCATCTACACGCAGGGCAACCCGGCCAGCGCCGATGCGATCCGCTCGGGCTACGAAGAGCTGACATCCCGCGCCCTGAAGAAGCACGTCACCTTCTCTGACGACTGGGAAGAGACAATGTGTCTCGCCCTGCTGATCCGTGACGGGTCACTCCCGGACAACGCGTACCTGCTTGAGACGGACTGGCGCGACCCGGCACCGGCGACCCTCGCGGGCACCTCGGATGCGATCACGAAGCAGATCGCCGCCGGCGCGATTCCCGCCACCTCTGACGTGACGTTGAAGCGGCTCGGCTACTCCGCTGTGGAGCGGGCGCGCCTCGATCAGGACCGCAAACTGGACCAGGGCCAGTCGATGCTTGAGGAGATTGCGCACAGCATGGAGGCGAGGGCGTTGCGGACGTCGAAGGCGGTCACCGCGGATGCTGCTGCGGAGCTCAAGCCGGTCGTAATCCCCTCCCCGACGCCGACGCCTGCTGTGATGCCGAAGAAGATGCCGGTCAGTGTCCCAGCCAAGCCTTGAGGCGCCACTCCGGCCGGCTGATGCCCACCTGGCTGGTCAGGCTGCTCTTGTCTCACTGATTCCGGCGCTGCTGCGGGAGGCGTGGCCGCTGCTGGATCTGCACAACCTCAGTGGCACCATGCCTCAGTTCACAGCGGCGGTGCGGGCCATCGTGCGGCGGTACGGGCGGGCATCCGCGGCTGGCGCACTGGCCTACTACCAGCAGGAGCGTCGGGCCGCCTCGGTGCCCGGTCGCCCCGTGTCGAAACTGGCTCCGTCGCCTGCGGATTCGGTGATCGAGTCGGCGGTGTCGTGGGCGACCACGGATCTCTACGGCCCAGCCACTCCTGAGGCTGAGACGAAGGCTCTGCAACTCCTCGACGGGGCCGTGCAGAACTTGGTCCTCAATCAGGGCCGCGACACGATCATCGGCGCAGTGCGTCAGGACAAGTACGCCAAGGGCTGGGCGCGCGTCACCTCACCGGGTGCTTGCTCGTTCTGCATCATGCTCGCGCTGCGGGCGGGCGCCGGGTTCCTATACAGGTCGAAGCAGTCCGCCGATTTCAGGGCTCACACGCCTAACGCGAACGGCAGCGGCGGGCTCTGCCAATGCCACGCCGAACCGGTTTTCACCGCCTATGAGCCGTCCGCGCACATGCGCGACATGCAGCAACTGTGGACTGACTCGACCAAGGGTCGATCAGGCAACGACGCCCGCAACGCCTTCCGGCAGGCCGTCGAAGGTCGCCCGATCACCGGCGCCAAGGCGGCCAAGCATGTCGCCGCCGGCCCGGGCAAGTAACCAGACCTCCCGCCTGGCGCGGGGAAACACAACACCGTCCCTGGAGGACACAGTCATGGCCGATCCCATCGTTCCGCCCGTCGTCCCTGCCGCCCCGGCGGCTCCCGTAGTCCCTCAGGCACCCGCAGCGGTGCCCGCGGAACCGGCCAAGCCTGCCGAGCCTGCCAAGGCCAACCCTTGGGACGACCCGGCAGCGGCCAAGACGGAGATCGAACGGCTCCGCAAGGAGAACGGCTCCGACCGCGTCAACGCCAAGGCTCAGGCAGCCACGGACGCACGCAACGAGTTCGCTCAGACCATCGGCAAAGCCCTCGGCCTCATCAAAGACAACGAGCCCGCAGACCCGGCCAAGCTCACTGAGCAGTTGACCGCAAGTTCCGCCGAGGCACGAGCCGCGCGAGTTGAACTCGCGGTGTTCCGGGCTGCGGGCAGCATCGCCGACCCTGTCGCGTTGCTGGACTCAAAGACGTTCCTGGCGAGCGTCAAGGACATCGACCCCGCGGACGCCGCGGCCCTGCAGGCTGCGATCGCCTCCGCTGTCGAGTCGAACCCGCGGCTTGGTGCCGCGTCCGGCTCACGTCTGCCCGCGCCAAACCCCGCGCAGGGGTCCAGTGCTTCGGGCCCTGTTGCGCCGGGGCAACTGTCCAAGGAAGACGTGTCGCGCATGTACGCCCAGAAGGACTACGACGGCATCGCCAAGGCTCAGGCCGAGGGTCGCCTGTCGAAGCTGATGGGCGCCTAACCCCTCTCCCCCAGAAAGCGTGAATCATCATGTCTGTTACCTATTTCCAGCCCGAGGTCTGGTCCGCCCAGCTCCTCTCCATCCTCGCCAAGGCCCTCGTCTACGCGGGTGCTCCGTGCGTGAACCGCGACTACGAGGGCGAGATCAGCGCCTACGGTGACACGGTCCACATCGGGTCCGTGGCCGACGTCACGATCAGCGACTACACCAAGGACACCGACCTGCCGGCAGTGCAGGCGCTGACCGATGCCGAGCAGCTGCTCACCATCGACCAGTCGAAGGCGTTCAACTTCGCCGTCGACGACATCGACATGCGTCAGGTTCGCTCCGGTGGCGCTCTGATGACCGAGGCCGCGCAGCGTGCCGGGTTCGGTCTGGCCGACGTGGCCGACCAGTACGTCGCGGCCAAGATGGCCGGCGCGGCCGGCAACAGCCTCGGCGTCATCGACGCGACGACTGTGACGAACGTCTACGACAAGCTCATCGTGCCTGCCGGCGTGAAGCTCACGCAGGCGAGTGTCCCGAAGTTCGGTCGCTTCCTCGTGGTCGACCCTGCCGCTTACGGGCAGCTTCTCCTCGATACCCGGTTCATCAAGGTCAACGAGGCTGGAACGAGCGATGGCCTTCGGAACGGCCTCGTCGGGCGCGCGGGCGGATTCGACATCTTCGAGTCCAACAACGCTTTCCAGGCGAACCGCACGGGCATCACGACCACGACCGTCATTGGGCAGAAGACCCTGACGAGCGCCGCGGGCACGTGGAACCAGGGCGACGTGGGCCTGACGGTGACCGGTACGGGCTCGGGTGCTGCGAACGCGATCGCGTCCGTCAACACTGACGGCTCGGTCGCGACTGCCACCGTCAACAGCTCTGCGTCGGCAACCGTGGCGGACTTCGCACTCACGGGTGGTGGCCAGCTCGCCATCGCGGGTACGTCCATCGCGACGTCCTACGCCGAGCAGATCAACAAGGTCGAGGCGTACCGCCCCCAGTCTCGTTTCGCTGACGCGCTCAAGGGCCTGCAC